GTTTGACCATTTAAACTTACGGTTTCTACTTTTTCATCAAAATTATTGTCTAGCCCACTAACGGTTACAGTTCTTGCACCAGTACCTGCTACTGTATCATCAGTAGAAGAGCTAGATATATAAAGAGTTGAAGCTGAACCTAAATATGAATATAAACCACCTTGAAGCCACACGGTTGCTAAAGTAGTATCTATAGCAGAATTAAAGCCAAACTTGTGTACGCTTTCGTGAAAACCAATTTGTCCTCTTGCTACTTGTAATTCAAAAGGCTCGGAAGTACCAACCCTTGAAATTGATGATACTTCCTGAGCCATATTTACAAATGCCTACTAATAATTCTTATTCAAAACCAATATGATTGAATAAGTATCACCGCTTGTGTGTCCTACAGTTGTGAAATCAATATCACCTGTCACACCACTACCTGCGTTATTCGGTATGCCTGTGAACAAGTCATAATATTCATCACCTGTACTATCTGCAGGTAAACCAGTTAATAAAACATTCGATGTCGCATCAAATTCTATATTTACACCCATGCCTCTAGTAGCCCAATAAATACGAGCTACTGAGACAGAGGTGCATACGTCACCGTTACTATTTGGTTCCAAAGCCGATACATCAACCTTTTTAACAGCACTTTCGCCTGTGCCATCTGATACGTTTGTAAACTTCAGGATAGCTATGTTATTGCCATCCTGAATTGTTTGTGAGGTTACTGCGTCTGCCATGATTTACTCCTTATGCGTCAGCAAATGGTGTTACTATTGTTCCTGAACCAATTAATAATGAATCGTGAACAAGATAAGTAGCTGCATCAATAGCTGTTACTTGAACAACACTACCAACAATACCACCTTTTGTAGTACCATTAAGTGTCATAACATCATTAGTAGCACCCGGTACAAAAGCTTTTTTAGCACCATCGTCTACAGCGACAACTACAGCACCTTTAAACTTGTCAGTACCATCAGTTTTAATATCTAAATCAGTTGCTGCTGTTTCTATATAGAAATAGAAAGAAGCACCAATATTATTAGCCTGATTAGGGTCTGTTGGGTCGCTTGGTGTTGTTGTAACAATTGAAGGTAAAGTAAATTTACCGTCTGCATCGTTACATAATAAAATTTTTCCTGCATGTGCATCAACAGTTAATGTTGTATCTGCTGTTAAGCTAACACTACTATTGACACCTGCTGTGATAAATCCTGCCAATGACTTGACTGGACCTGAGAATGTCGATTTTGCCATAATTTCCTCCTAAGGAAATAAGTCTTACCATCTTGGCTTGTCTGCTAGGTCAGTTGGTAAAACAAGTTAATTAATCCTAGTCTTTTGATTGTATATCAGTTTATCCAATAAAAAAAGGGAGCTAATGCTCCCTTTATTGGTTTGAAGAACCTTAAGCTCCTTGTGAGCCAAAAACTCCACGCCAGTTAGATACACCAAATGAGTATCTTTCTCTAGCTCTATACCTAATATTACCTGTTGAAAATTCAGGTTCCATAGAAGTTTCTAGTGGTGTTCTATTGAACATTTTTAGACCTTCTCCATCTGCATTAACCGATGTCATAATGAAATATGCATCTGGGTCATTTAGATAGTGGTTAACACTATAACCATTTGGTATAGAAGACTGATTTCTTATTGAGTTGATATCATTGTCTGCTGTTCCAACTCTACCCGGTGTATTTAATAATCTATCCGCAATAAATGATAATTGTGGTGGAATTATTAATTTGTCAGGTCTAACTGCAATAGTTAGGTTTCTGTCGTCAACAAATGTTGATATATCAATAATGTTGTCTTCTAATGAAGTTTCATTTAGGTCAGCCATTGTTGTAGCTCTATTTCTAGCTGTTCCACCACCTGCTAATGGGTGTGCTGTGGAAATTAATTGCTGTCCGTCACCTATAGCAAAGTTTGAATCAAACGCATTATTTAATACGTTAGCACCTTTTACTTCTTTGGTGTGTTGCATTGAACGTGCCAATGCTTTTGTGTATCTTCTACCGAGTTGGTCATAGAGGTTATCTTCAATTGCTTCTTCAGTTAATGAGAAAGCAAGTGCCACAGTTTCGTGTGTATATCTTGCTGTATATCCTTCTGAAGCGTTATCAAAGCTAACACCTGCACCCTCTTCCTTGACAGGAGCTGCACCAAATCCAACTACAAGGACTTCTTCTTCAAAAGCTCTGTCTGAGTCTTCTATAGAATAAATCTCTTTGTATTCTTCATTGTTTTCGTCATATTCAAGTCCAAAAAGTGCATTTAGACCCGGTTCAAGTTCTTTCGCTAATTGCGCTCTACTTATCGCCATCTAATTACTCCTTATGCTAATCCGGCACCTTTTACGCCGCATATATGATTTTGAATAACAACTAAAACATTTGTATTTGCTGAAGCAACGTCTGAGTTCTCAGGGTCTTGACTAATGTCAATAGCTTTCAGAGGCAAATTTGTTGAAGTTGCACCTGTTGTTACGTCTAATTCTGCTCCTGAAATACCTGTATAGGTGCTACCTGAGTTTGTGTAGACAATATCAAAATTACCAAACAAATCAGCCACTGGGAAAGTGTCGTCTGCTTGAATCTCGAAGACCGTATTAGGGTCATCATGTACAAAAGCAATTATGTCTGAAGCATTAGTGCTTGCAGGGTAATAATTACTAAATACTTGCTCTGATGTTGTTGGGTCTGTATACATACAACCGTTGAATACGCCAACTATAGGAACCGTACCGCCATCTGCGTGAATTTCAATACCACCACCAGTAACTTGCATTACTAAGTCGCCTTGAAAAATACTTGTTCCGTAGTTTGCAGCTATTCTATAACGGCTTTGTCCGCCTGAATAGGGTGAGCCACCCATCATTCTTACAGGCTTTAGACCAAATGAAGCGTCTTTATTCGCCATAATTTATCCTACCTTTTTTTTCCAAATGATACATTCGATTTTCTATTAGAATCATACTTCACATATCTATTGTTGCCTTGAACTTCGTTAAACATAGTATTGTCTAGTGCTTGGTTCTGTTGAACATTCTTTTGTTTGTAATGCTCGTTTCTTTCAGCAACAGTTTCTTGTGGTATTTTTGCTAATATCAAACCACCTACTGAAATGACACCTGCATGTCTTCCATGCTCGATTGTAGGTAAAGGGAAATCAGGTATTTCGTCTTGTCTGACAAACTCCCATCCTTCTCTCATTCTAGCAGAAACATTGTTTCTATCTTCTACACCTACATACTCTGACCTAATCCATCGGTATTGATATCCCTCTGGAGCAGGCGGAGTTTCAAGCATCCTTGCTGGTTGCCATGGTTTTCTTCTAGCGTTTTTATCGTGTTGCTCTTCATCACGAGATTGGCGTGTTGTATTTTCAATTGCATCTATGTCCATTATTTAGCTCCTTCAAGTTTAACTATTTCTCTACCGACTCTTTTAAGCCACTCTTCTTGTGACATTCCGTAAGGTTTTAAGTTACTCTTTACGGAAGCGTGGTTAGAATTAATTTTAATACCGCTTTTCTTCCCTTGTGTTCCTTGGCGACTTCCAGAGGAAGCAGAAGCAACTCTTTGCACAGTTGAGTTGGTATCTTTTGATACGCCTTTAGGTTTATTCCTTATATCAGGATAAACCTTTAAAAGTCTTTTGTCTAATTCTTCGTAATATTCGTCATCATGACCGTCAAAACCTTCGTTTATCAAGTCTTCATGAATACCCATAGCAGTGTATGTTTTGACTCTATCCTTTTGGAACCAGTCATTATTTTTTTGCCATTCAACTGCTTTAGAATCAGGCTTAGGTCTATCATACACTTCTTGTTGCACATTTTGTATACTTTGTGCTGAATTTGTGAATGTTTGTTGTTGTTGGTTTTCTAGCTGAACTTTGGCTAATCTAACCCTTTCTTCTTCTAAAGAAACCTTATTAAGCAGCTCAACACTTTTAACCTCTAATTCAGGGTCATTAGTCTCTCTAGCTTTTCTATACAAGTCTTCTGCTTGTTGTCTTTGCGACTTAACACGATTCTCATACTCTTCAGTATAACTTTTGTCTAAAACACTAGCTCTTTTTTTAACCGTGTTATATTCATTTGATAACTGCGTATACTTAGACTCATACTCTGCAGCCCTTTGTTCTGCTTGTCGTATTTTGTCATTTAGTTTATTTATTCGTTTTGATACACCTTTAGTGTATTTATCAAGTTCATCGTCACCGCCTGAGTCGGTTTCAACCACAGATTCTTCAGCTACAGGTGTATCTTCTATATCTACAACTATTTCTTCTGTTTCGACTTGATTTTCATTATTTATGTCGTTCATATATGTTCTCCTTATACTGAAACAATGTCATCAGGGTCTAAAATAGTGGCTATGACTTCGTCATCATTTATAATTCTGACTTCGCTTTCATCAGCCAACCTAAACCTAGAGCCTGCATATCTACCTATTAATATCCACTGTCCTTTTTGACACCAAGGCTTAACAAACCTTTTTGTGTCTTTATAACAATCAGGACCCATGGCTACTACATAAGCAACTACAGTCGCTAGGGTTTCTCTATCTATGGTTTCCTTAACCAATTTAATACCGCCTTCTGTAACACCCTTGCCTTTATAGGGTAATACTAGAAGTCGCCATCCTGTAGGTTGAGGCATCCTTTCAAGAACACTTTTATCTAACAGGCTAGGGTCTAAAACTCTGTCGTCCTCTTCAACAAAAGCTTTTTTGAGGTCAATAGTATCTTCATTAACCTCAGTTTTTACATCACTACTCATCAAAATCTCCTTTTTCATGTAAGTGTTCTTTTATCTTATCATGAATATAGGATAATGCAGATATTTCACCCATTAAATATTGGTATTTCTCCATATCTTTGATGCCACCTGACATCAAGATATCCTTAATTTGCTCCTCTCTTTCGTTTAAACTTTTACGGAGAGCATGAATTAAATCATACTTATCCATTTAATTTAAAATACGCCGTTGAATTTGTTGCCTCGCAAAGCAGCCCCTTTACCTCTGCTTACGCCTTTGCCATAACCCGGTTTGTGTGCTGTATCAACTTTCACCTTTTTTGGTTGTGACAAGGCAATGCTTCCTTGACCTTTAATCTTTATGGAAGTTTTTGCTTTCATACTTTCTCCTTATTTAGATTTTTTGACTGCTTTTTTCTTAGCAACCGTTTTTTTCTTTGCTACTGTTTTTTTCTTTGCAACAGCTTTTTTTGCTTTTTTCTTAGGTGCCTTACCACCTTCCCATGCTTCGTTTATATCAGGGGTAGATAAGTCATCTGCTACATAATGACCTTTGTCATCTCTAGCTCTTTTAAGCTCTACTACTTCTTCTTGCATTTCAGCAATTTTGGTTTCAGCTTTTTTTTGTTTAATCTGCTCTATTATTTTTTCGTTAATTGAACTTGTCATTTATTCATCCTCGCTTGTAAATCTACTAATTTTAACTCTGCCTGTTGTTGCAATCTTTGTTTAGCAATTTCATTTTTCTCGTTGCCAATCATAGCCTGTTGGTCAGCTTTTTGTTGTTGTAATTGTAACTCAGCACCTTTTTCCATGGCATCTTGTTCTTCTTTAGCCATAAACTGTTGATTTTTCATTTCTATTTCTTTATCACGCAAACCAAGTTCTTGTTGTCTTATTTGAACAAGAGGGTCATCTTGTTGTGGTGGTTGTACTGATTGTAAAAACTCAGCAGACAATTGTGCCAATATAGGTGAGCTATAACTTTCAATAATAGATTGTATTTGTTTCTGCAATTCTGCTTGTGCTTGTGGGTCAAGCTGTTGTGCCTGTTGCATTTGTTGTTGTATTTGTTGTTGCACTTCAGGTGGTAATTGTTGTTCAGCCATCTGATTAGCCATAAATTGTAAGTGTTGCATAACGTGAGCAATAATCACTGATTGTAGCTGTGGGTTCATTATTACTGCTTGCGTTAAGAAAAGCGTTTTATGTGCCTCCACATGTGCTTCATGGTTTTGTTCTGGAAAGGCCTGTTGAGGAATACCTTGTAACAATCCACTATTTTCAATACCTGCATCTACTGGCTGAGGTGTCGTGTCAGCAGGTGGCACAAGCAAGCTTTCTATATTATCTACGCCTAAGGCTGCATACATTCTTCTATAAGCTTCATATATACCTTGTGGGCCATGCAATTCAGGTGCTGATTGCACCATAGTAAGCAACTCCTGAGCCATAATAACTCTTTGGCTCATTGAAAATATGTTTGGGTCAGAGACAGGTATCACATCAATTCTTTGGTCAAAATCTTGTACCTTTACCTCTCTTGAACCACTACCTGTTTCGTATGGATATACAGGGGGTAAAAACTCTTGGAATATTCTTGCCAATATTTTAAATTCATTTTTTTGTGCGTAATGCAATCTTTTATGAATAGCACTCATTACTTTTGTGCCTTTTTCTAATAGAGCTACAGTTGTACCTACAGGCATGGCTGCATTAGCATCACCAATATTCATGTCAGCTATAGCTGCAAATCTTTTGCCTGAATCTACTAATAAACCAAGTAAGCTAAACAATACATTGCTTGGCTCTTTGTAAGGTAAAGGCATTAAAGAATCTCTTAATGCACCACCCGGGGCATCTACGTCTCTAAACTCACCGGGTTGTAATGGTGAGGCTTCGTCTCTTATTCTGATACCTCTTGCTTTAAATCCTGCAGGTAGGTTGCTTAAAGTACCTGCATCTATAAGCTGTCTTAGAATTGATGTTGAAGCTTTAGACAAACCACCAATCATGTGTGATAAACCAAGACCATAAAAACCTAGCCCCGGTAAAAACTTATATTGAACAAAATAATTGATTTTATTTCTTAATGGGTCTTCAGGGTTGTAGTTTCTTCTTATAGACAATATTTGTTGTGTAGAATCGTCTATAGTAATGATATATGGTAGTTTTAATCCTGTAGTTTCACCCATTTCATCAACGTCTTCAAAGCCTTCAATATCTTCTACTGTATGTATTTCATAAAGTTTTCTTTGCTCGTCATCACTATAATCAGGTTCTACGCCTTGTATTTTGTCTATTTCTTTATCAATATCGTCACGAATAATTTGTTCACTATCTTTTAATTCTATGTCTGCATAAAACCCAGAAAGTTGCATTTTTCTTACTTCATTGTTGCTCATAGAAACGACATGAGTCACTCTTTCAGCTGATAACAAGTCGGTTGCGTTGTAAGGCACCAATAAATCTTCTGCAGGTATAAACTTAGATACAGGTCTGTTTTTGGCTGCATCATAATAAACTTTCTTAAATGCACTTCCTGAAAGCGGTAGATAGAACAATAATTGGTCTAAATCAGGGTCATATTCAGGCATTTCGTTCATGATGTAGTAATTCATAAACTCGCAAACTCTTTCAGCTTGCATTTCTTTATTCATGTCTCTTTGACCTATAACCTGTGTCTTAATTGGACCTTGTGCTGGTAATAGTTCTTTATATGCTTGTGCTTGAAACTGTGTTACAGCTTCTGAAAGTATTGGATGTATGACTCCACTTGAGCCTTCAAAGGGCTGACTTCTTTGTTCGTCAAACCTCATACCTAAATATTTTAATCCGTCAGTATAGGTTTTTTCCCATTCTTTTCTTGATTCTTTGTCGTTTTCTACTGAGTTTATTAATTTATTTGATAATGAGCCAAGAATAGAATCGTCAAGATATTCAACCAAGTTTGCATCAAATGGTATATCTGCTTGTATTTCTTCTTCAGGCTCATCAAAAGAAATCTCTTCATCACCTATGGTTATTTCCATAGCATCAATCATTGATTCTTCAAAGGTTTGTTCAGGTGCATCTATAGATAATTCTTCTGCAGGCACGTTTACAGACTTGCTTTGGTCTATTATGTCTGGATTATCTTCTGTTCCGAGTCTTCTTTCTGTAACCATGTCTTATTATATCCATAAAATTAATAATATGTTAATGCCTTTCTATCCACAGACATATCATCTTGATAGTCGCTGTCTAAGTCTATTAAGCCACCTTGCCTTATTCTCATCATAGCCATAGTGGTTGAATCGCAAAAATCGTCATTTTCACCAAACGGAAAAGCAGCAAGCTCTTCTATAACTTCCTCTGCGAAAGCATCTTCTGTAGCATATACCATACCACTTTCAAACATAGGTGCAATAGAGTTCATTCTTGCAACCTTGTCTTGTCCTCTGCTTGGTGAATAAGCTTGTACAGGTATACCAATCTTTCTTAATTCTTGTGTTAGTGGTGTACCACTAGCTTTTGCTTCAATCAACACAATATCAGGTTCCCAATATTTGTATTCTTCAGATGCAATATTTTTTAATTCAGGAAAGTCTACTCTGTGTCTGCTTGCATCCAATAAGATTATTGCACTTTCGCTGCCGTCTTCAGGGTCAAAAATACCCCATGTAGTAATAGCAGAATAGTCAGCTGTTTCTTTTGCACTAAAAGCTGTATCGTAGCTTTGTATAATACATTGACATTTTGGTATGCCTTCTTTTTCCCAAGTGTTCCACCATTCTCTTTTTACAATAGAACCACTTTCAGCCGTTGGATTTTGCATCCATTGTGCGTTCCATTTGCTTACAGGCAATGAAGCTTTTACTGATAACAATTCTTCTTTCTTCCAAAACTCTGCCCATAATGGTTCTTCAGACTCAGGCATAATTGCAGGAAACTCAACAACTTCCCATTGGTCAGCATGTGTTTCTGATTGTCTTTTCAACAACCTACCTGCTAAGTCTTTGGTACTCCATCTTGTCATAACCAAGACTATAGTTCCTCCGGGCTGTAACCTTTGTCTAGGTCCAGAGGTATACCACTCCCATGCAGCATCCATAGCAGTAGGTGACATAGCATCTTGCTCTGAATGTGGGTCGTCAATAATCAATAAATCAGCACCACGACCTGTAATCGCACCACCAACGCCTGAATAGAAAGCCTCTCCACCATCGTCTGTAGTCCATCTTCCTGCTGATTTGTTATCGCCTGATAGGTTAATGTCAGGAAAAATAGTCTGATACTCTTCACTATCAATAATATTACGCACCCTTCTACCGAATCTTACTGCTAGTTCAGCTGTGTGAGTTGCTTGTATAATTTTTAAACTTGGATTTAAACCCATCATCCATGCAGGAAAGTAGGTTGATGCAAATTCTGATTTTGAGTGCCTAGGCGGTAACATAACCATGAGTCGCTTACATTTGCCTTGTGCAATACGGTTAAGTTTGTCTGCAAGAATCTTGTGATGCCTGCCCATAATAAAGCCTTCCCAATGAAATTTTACAAATTCTAAAAAATCATTTCTGCATCTATCTCTTGCGTTTAAGTTTTTCCATTTATCAATAAGAGTAAGTGCTTCTATCTGCTCATCTCTTGATAAAGCGTCAAATGATTTTATGTTGTCTAGGTTAAGCATTAGGTGGAGAGCCAAATGTTAGAGGATGTTTGACTCTCCTGACACGTTGCTCTGGAGAGAGAGGAGATAAGTGAATATCCACAAACAACCATGTCAGTTAGACTTTACCCCATTCTTTACCTTCAAACAACAAAGCTTCAGCGTTTCTTCTTTTTATTAACCCATCGTTAGGAACTCCACCAACCTTGTTCCAGCGTTTTATTTGGTTTGGTATATCATTCCACATTTTCATGTTTAGCCTTTTTAACAAAGTGCTTGCAGCTAGGTTTGAAGGCCCTAAATTAAACACCCATGATACCAATGCATCAAATTCGTTTTGTTTTAAATCAGGCTCAACCATGTCATTAATATAACCTTCATACTCGTGTAATTCGTGTGCTAGTAAGTCTTCTGCATCTTGTTTGCTTATCTTCATACCATCTTCTACAGGAGTGCCATCTATAAGTTTTAAAGAGCCGTAGCCTATTGTAGGCTTGTTAGCAGCACAACGATAACTTACTACGTTGCCATCTGCATCTGTAGGACAGCCTTCAAAGTGTTTTATTAGTTTTATGCCTTCATCAGATATTTTCATTTTACTCGTCTCCTTTTTGTGGTTCTGTGACTTTTTTATAATACACAACAACTTCTTTAAGCTCATTTATATACCTCTTTAACTCTTGCATGTTATAAGCCATTAGTTCGTAATCTGGAACTGACATAGCAAAAAACACTACTTGTCCGTGTTCTTTTTCTACTCTTTGTAAAAATTCTTCTAAGTTTTTGTCTGATACGACATACCAATATGGGTCTTTTAGGTCTATTTCTCTAGGCATTACAGGCTGCACTATGGTTCTCTCCATAGGCTTTGCTGTTACTTCTATTTGTTTAGTTGGTAGCAGACTGCAACTGCAAGCCATCATCAAGACTGTCAATGTTGCGGCTGTCTTCTTCAATACTATCGAATACATCTTTCGTTCCTTTATTTACTCTAGGTTCTATCAAACCGGGCTTAGCTGCTGCTAGTTTGCTTAAATTGTGTCTTTTGAAGATATCAAGATACCTAGACATTTCTTTTTGTATTTCTTGGTTTCTGTTTTGTAATTCTAAAAGACTTGTGGTTTGTAGTTGAAAATCGTTTTGTAAACTTTGTATAGCTTCTTCTTGTGTTGCTACCGCACCTTCTAGTGCAAGATTGTTTGCTGTGAGGGTTTTATTTTGATTGTACAAAAATATTGTAATCAAAGACATTACAGCAATAATGCCTAACAATATTTTGCTCATACAAACCTAGACAAAACTACAGAAAGTAAGATAAACGGATATACAGCCCATATCATGTTTTCTAGCTTATCAAAACGCTTTGAGCCGTCTTCAAGTCTTTTTTCTATGTTTTCATATCTAATCGTACACTCTCTTTCGTGTGCTTCTATTTTACTGATTGCTTCTTTTGTTGTTGCCATATATTTTATAAATGTTTTGTATAAATTTTTAATGGTTTTTCTTTTCCTTTAACCTTGATAGATTCTAACACTTTTAATTTGTAACCACAAAACTTTTCTGTTTCTTCGCCTATTAAAATATCTACATTTCTTTCTTTTGTGGCTGATTCTAGTCTTGCAGCTGTATTTACAGCATCGCCTATAGCAGAATAATCAAATCGTGTATCACTACCCATGTTGCCAACTATTGCATCACCAGTATTTAATCCTAAGCCTATTGCTACAGGTGGCAAGCCTTCTGCTACCAATTCATCGCTTACTTTTTTAACATTTTCTATAATTTCTAATGCACACTCGTATGCTATTTGTTCGTGATGTTTTACATCTAAAGGTGCGTTCCAGATATACATGCCTGCATCACCGATAAATTTGTCAATGCAACCATTGTATTTTTGCACTGCTTCAACCTGTGCTGTTAGAACTCTATTCATAATATAAGTTACTTTTTCAGGCTCTACAGACTCACTCAAGGCTGTGAAGCCACGCAAGTCTGTAAACATAAAAGTGCATCTTCTTTTCTCTCCACCAAGTTTTAATAGTTCTGGATTTTTTTGTAATTGTTTTACTTGTCTTGGGTCAAGGTAATGCTCAAACTGTTTTTTTATTTGTTGTCTTAGTTTGTATTGTTCTCTAAATCTAAGGTAAAAACCTATAGACCCGGTGATAAATTGTGATACTAAAGACCAAGTTACATCTATTAATATACCTGCTTGTATTGCGTAATAGCCACCTAAAGCCGTAGAAAGCATTATTGCTAATGCCAATGCAACTCCTAGGGTTATACCAAAATATGCAATTACGAGCCATATAAGGGTTACTGATGTGATAAAAATTAACATTTCAGCAGCTATAGACCACTCAGGTATTATAGGAGAGTCTTGTATCAGGATTGATTCTGCTAACGCTGCTTGTATCTTATGTGGCTCTAACAAACCTACAGGCGTAGCTACTTGTGGCATTACACCGTTTGCAGTAACACCAATAATTACAAACTTACCTGCTACGTTCATTTCGTCTAATGTGGTTGTGGGTGTATTGACCCAACTAATCCATTTACGACCAAAGTTATCTGTTTTTACAGGCGGTAAATGTCTTACTGCAATTTCCTGTATGCCGTTTGCATTGGTAGTAATTATGTACGACCTAGTGCCTGTAAGTGCTTTTAGTATTTCTGTGCCAAAGCTAGGTGTCCAACCGTCAGGTGTTTTCATCAACAAAGGTATGCGTCTTACTAGATTGTCTACATCAACAGGTGCTGTAGCAATACCTTGAAAGCTTTGTTGTTTTAACACATCTATGTTTTCAACTACGCCTGCTGTAGGTATACCACCAACCTCATCGCCTTTTATTACGGTGCCAACTGTTTTTGGATATTGACCGTTAGGTGTTTCAAACATTGCTAGTACGCTTGGCAAATAACCAAGTGTTTGTGCAAAAGCATCATCGCCACCAAACCTATCAGCTTCTGAAAATGATAACGCCCACCCAATACCTGTAGCACCTTTGTTGATTAGGTCTATTTGTATTTGTGCTAAATCTCTTCTTGGAAACGGAAAACCGCCACGCTTTCTTACGTCTTCTTCTGATATGTTTAGAATGACAAAATTACCGCTTGGCTCTTGTTCTTTGACTAAAGTATCAAATGTTTTGAGTTTTAATATTTCTGTAGGTACTGACTGAAACACTAACGGTAGTGCTAGTATTATGAGTATTGGTAATATTAACTTCTTCATTCCATGTTTTTAAATATATGACATATAACATCTACCGTCCAACCATTGCCTAGCATTTTATATCTTTGTGTATTAGAAACATGATTGGTGTAATTATCTGGAACTGTCTGCAGTCGTTCACATTCTAATGGTGTGAGCTTTCGCCATGTTAAATCGTCATTTATTTTTACAGGTTCTTTTCCGCCACCCTTATTTCCTGCTAGTAGTGTTGGCGATTTGCCATCAGGTGAATAAACTCTGTTGCTAGAAAAGGTTGGATTGTTCAACTGTATAATTCCATTTGTTGATGGTTGTGGATTTTCTTTCATCGTTTCTTTTAATTTAGCAATTCTTTCTTTAGAAAACACTGCAACACTATCTTTACCTACTGTGGTGATAGCGTTTGATTTGTTATCTCTTCTAAGTTCAAGCATTTGTTTGGTTTTATTGGCTACAGAACTACCGTCTCTATCCATGCGTTTGCCGTCTTTATCGTAAGCTCTGCCACGAAAAGCACCACCAACGACAACTTTAGGCTCATTGTTACCACCACTACAAGCTGTTACTGTAGGCGACTTGCCATCAGGACTATAGACTCGTTTGAGTATGTCATGTCCGTTGATGTCTACTGCTATGCCTACTTGTTTGGGTTTAGTTTCTATGTATTGGTCTTTATTAGATGCTGTCAGCGTGGGTGACTTTCCTTCTTCGCTATATACTCTTTGTTTGCTTTCATACACACCGTCACGATACTCAAACTCCATAATCTGTGCATCAAATATATCTGTGTTCAGACCTAATACTTCTTTAAGCTTAAACCAAATATCATCACTCGGTATAGCAAAACTGCTGTCATTTCTGAACCAATGCTCAACCTTGGTCACAGGCGTGTTGGTTTCTTCAGCTATTTGTTTATTAGTTTTGCCACTATTGGCTTTCATAGTTCGTAAAAGCCATTTAAGGCTTTCAATATGAACTTCGTGTTTTCTTACTTTAACTTGTTCTACATTCATGCCAACTTTTATTGGTTTGTTGACAGGAACCATAGTCCTTTGTCTTTTCTCTATACTGTTCCATGGCACAGCTCCTGTATAACTTGCGGTTAAGCAATGTGCTTTACCTTCTTTGCTTGTCATTTTATCCAAGTTGTTATCAACTTCTGTTTCTAGTATGTCTCGCAAGACTATACCTTTGTCTTCAGGCTGTTGTATGTTTGGTATGTTAGTCCAATAATATCTTTGTCTTGATTGGGCTGAGACAAGCGAACTGTTTATAAAAATAGGTTCTATGCCAAAAGGTATTTCAGGATAGCAGTCAGACACTTGTTCTGATATAACTTGCAAAAACTCTTTTTTCATTCTTACGTTTTCAAGCAAGAAATACTTTGGTTTTATTTCTTTGAGCAACCGTATAAACTCAAAAAACAAAGCACTCCTTGGGTCATCAAAAGCAAGCTGTTTGCCTGCAAAACTAAATCCCTGACATGGACTGCCTGCAAGCATGAGGTCTACATCCATATAGTCTTTAGGGTCTAAGTCACAAATATCACCAACTTGAATAATATCAGGATAATTTGCTTGGCTTACTTGGATAGCATATTTGTCTATCTCACTTGCATAATACTTTTCTACAGGTATGCCTAAACGGTCTAATGCAATACGACCACAACTCATACCATCAAATAAACTTAAAACTTTCATAACGACTCCTTTACCTCATTATACTCATCATAGAATAGAAGTCGACACTTTTTGACACTTAATTGCTTTGCGTAATTCTAATAACACTTCCTTCTCCGCCGTTAATGGTAACGACATTAGATATGCCGTCTTGTATGAATATAACCGTATAACTTGCTGCACCGTTTATGTCTACCCTTGCTGTGCTTTGTACACTTCTAAGCAGCGTTAAAACTTCACCTGTATAAAAAGAAGTTATTTGTGTGTCTAAATCTTGACCTAACCTAGTTCCTTTTATGTTTGTAGAAATACCATCTTGTGCTAATGCATCTTCTTCTTTTACAACTTCTAAAGCATCAATTACATCAAGCAAATCTTCTAAAAAATTTACATCAAGGTAATTAATATCTAATTCTGTAAACTCTAATTCATCTTCTTTTAAAAAATCTTCTTCTAAATAATCAATATCTAAATCATCAAAGTCTAAAATATTTTTCTTTTGTGCGACAACTTCTTCGCTTTCAATTATTTCTTCTTCAGGAGGATTAACAATTAACATATTGTCTATAAGCTCTAAGGATAAATCTAAAATTACAGGCTTGCTTGGTGCGTTTTCGAAGACATCTACTGTGGTTGCCTGAAAAGGTTTGTTCAACAAAACACTTCCTGTTGCTGTAATAACTTCTATTTCACCGCTTGATATGCCGTACTTATCTGGGAGCAGTATGACCAGTGTTCTACCGATTTCATCAATCGTGGTTGTAAAATCCGTGCCACGAATTGCTATATTGGCTGTGGGTGTTTTTAGTTTTATGTTTTGTTTATCTATCCTGTTAAGGTTCCCGGTAATAAATCGTGCTGTGCCAAGACTAAAAGTAAGAGCCATTTTTGATTTAGATGGGTCAGGGTCGTAGATATATTCATCTATAAGAAGCTCTGAATGTTCGGTTAGTTTTACAGTTGAGTCGTCAAGAAAGGTAATAGCCATACGGCCATTCGTTGTAACGGCCTCATCATTACTTTGTATGCCAAGATTTAATTCAGCTTGTAATGGCTTATCTCTTAATATTTGTGCAACACCATTGAGTTCTGATATATCTCCTATATCAGCAACCTGTTGTTGTTCCCCCATCATTTTGAGTGATACAAATATTAGAGTTAGAAGTAGTGCTTTCAATTTTTAACCAATCCCTTGCAAGTGTTGATGATTGTATGATGTTAAATGTGTTACTACTGCCATCTAAATCCATATAAAAATATGCTGAATCAGACGATGTAGTACCTGCATAACCACTTCCAGTAAAGTTTAACGTGTTAGAGCTGCCATTTATATCTACAAAATTTATAGCATTAGCATAATCAATATCAATATCAAATACGTTAGAGCCGCCTAAAATAGTGTAATCTAAATCAAGATAAGATGAGTCTGCATCTTCAGCTATTTTAATGTCAAATTCGTTACTGCTACCTGTAACATCAATCATTAAATTCACATAATCTGCACTAATTAGTCCTGTGCTGTTAAGCAATATATCCATAATATTGCTATCACCAGCAAATTCAAAGAAACCAGTAAAGTTATCACCATCAATAGCATCTGACCTAAATATGTTACTAGCACCTATTTGGTTGATATCAAGTGTCATTGAGACACCATTAAGGTCAAGTGCGGTCATAGTCCCAGATATTGCAGAGGTACCACCAATAAGGTTTGAGCTGCCTAATTGTTCTATGTCTATAGATGCAGAATTACCACTTTGGTCTACATAGATTTCGTTATCTGCTAATGCTAATACAGAAACAAACAAGGCTAGATTAATTATTTTCTTCATATTTCCAATACCCTTTATCGTAACCGATAATAATAAGTTCTAATACAGCACCTTCTATAGCTTTCATTAAGGCTATTGTGGTGCTTTCGTTTCGTGAAACACCAAATTCTACTTCTACCAACTCTGTTCCCATTTCTATAAATTTAAACAAGTCTTGAGACTGTCCGTAGCTTAGTATGGTTTTACTTGATAAAACCTCTACTAAAATTTCACCTGTGGCTACAGAAACCATCCTGAGGCTGACAGTAATTGTATCTTCACGATATTGCACGCTTGAACCAATACCTAGGTATCTTGCACCTGCACCACCTGTTATTAAGTTACTATCATACGATACAACAGCACCCTCGAGCAACACGCCTGCAAAGAGCAGGGGCATGATGGTTTTTTTGTCTTCTAATTCTTCTCTAGTGCTACGAATAATTTGTCTTTCCTTTACAAGGTTATCAAGGCCAACCCTTTCAACCACTCTAAAAAAATTGCCGTTACTTGCATGCTTCAATGCTCGTATTAATAAATTACTTGGTGCTTGAGTTAAGGCTGTAGAGAATAAAGCAAACTCACTGTTACTTTTACGTTGTCCTGTTTGGTCTGTAAATGCAGTAGGATAGACGGCTACTACAGGCATAGTTTTTGGAGGTGTTATGTTTAAAAGTTCTTGCGATTGTAAAGAATAAATACTTGGCTTGTCTTTGCTTTTGTGTTCGTATCTTATTTGTTTTGTGTCTTGTATGACGCTATTAATAGAACAGCTAGAAAGTAAAAGAACCAATAGGTAAGGTAATTTCTGTGACATAGCCATCTGCATCGGTTATTTTAAGTGTAATAAATTGTCCATCAGATGTATATTCTATAGTATTGCCCTCAAGTTCTATAGTACCTGAGGTTTGTGGTGTTTCACCAAAAAGATTGTCTACTAGCTGTCGTGATAGCTGTGCATAAATTCTTGATTCTAAATTTTTAAGAAACCTTGCAAGTGTCGTGTTTTCTTTGTCTCTTTCTATTTGTTCTTGTAAAGCTTTTAGCTCCTCTTTTATAGTCATCTTTCTTGTGTACTGTTGGTTTTCAATAGTCAAATAATGTGAGCTTGTGTTAATACCGTTAAAAGATGGTGATTTAAACTTATGTACGATTTGGTCTGCTTTGATATTTTCTACAAAAATACCAATAATTAAAATTATGCCAATAAGCATTATTGCCCATAACATTTTATCTTTTTCAAGCTGTTCTTTTTCTAATTGTTTTTTAGTCTTTCCTTTGGTCATCTCTATCCGCCTTAGCAATTTTATTGCTATCTATTAGTTGAGGTACGCCAAGAATAGTCTTTATTAAAGTGTCTTGTCTTATAATCTCGTTATCTAAACTACGCACCCTGTCTATTAAGGCTACTAAAATACCATGCTGTGAGTCAAGTTTTGTGCCTAGTCGTTCTTCTATAGCTGCTATCTGAGATTCTACTTTTTCATCAACGGTGTCAAGTTTTGTCTCCATGCCGTCAACAATACGCATAATTAATTTGTAGATAAACCAACCGAGTCCTAAGGCTGCGGCTATAGGGAAACCAACTTCTTGAATTAATTTGACCGCAGAATCCACTATTCTACCGGTATGTGTTGTCCTAGTTCTATAAGCTTATCTCTGTTAACTAGATGTTCTGCTTCTATGTCGTCTTTGCTCTGACCAAAATAAGCTACTGCAAGGTAATTTTTAACCATGGATTCGTTTAAATTTTCATCGTCAGCAATAATAGAGCCTAAGACTCTACCAAATTTACCTTTTTTATCTAGCTTGGTTTTTACTTTTACAAACTCGGCTTTTGCTATTTTGTCTTTTATGAATTGAGATGCTAGTTTGCCTCTAGCTTTTTCGTCTAAGTCCCGGGTCCGGGACTCAGGTGTGTCTATACCGTACAAGCGTATACGAGACTTGAAGATGATGTCAAAGCCGCAGTCAATTTCTGCATCTACCGTATCACCGTCTACAACTCTCGTGATATTACACTTGTATTCGTACATTACTTATCTTTGGCTCTACCAATATTTAATGCCAATAAATCTATTAACTTATAAAGCTTGCCAATCCAAACGTCATCCTTTGGCGTTGGTGTACTAGCTGCTATAAAGCTGCTTACTGTAACAATAGCTGTTACCCATGCAATTATTTCTACTATCATAACCACTCCTTTAGTTTATTTAAGTTAAGGACAAACATCATTATAGAGTAAAAACGTCTAATCGCCTATGGCCACATCAAAAGCTAATACATATCTATCTATTTTAGGTATTCCTTTTTCAGCTTGATGATATAGCCTTGAATCAAATAAATTCCAACAATTAATTACAGGTTTTATTTTATTACTGTCGCTAAATACAGTACCAAAATTTGTTTTAGTTAAATAAGCTATTGCTGATATATTAAATTTTTGAAAATTATCTGCGTGGTTATGCCTTATTGAATCTATCTCTTTACCTGCTTTATTTAAAAATACCCAACATTTTTTATGTAAAATATTTGGCTGATAACCTAAATATTTAGATACAGTATTATCAATAGATTTATTTAATTGTTTAAAGTTTTTGTATAAAGTTCCGTTAGATTGTATTCTTGCGTGTTCGCATTTTGGATAGTCTTTGCAACATGGGTTACTTTGAATAAAATGCTGAAGTTTTTTTTGAAATTTTGCAGTATTTATTTTTTTTAAAATGTCGCAATAATAAGTTTCGTACATTATTGTTTAAAATATGACGGTAATCCAAGTATAGGTCTACCATCAAACTTGTTTTGTTTTGCATTTTTACTGCTTGCATCATTGTAGTGTAAAAATACCTGTCCACAATCTTGACCTGTAAATGGCTCACGCCAATGCTCTAAATCACAACCACGATACATAAGCATGTCGCCTTGTTTTAAATTTACTTTTATATTAGGTTCTAAAAATATTGACCAATCATCTCCGCCTAAATTCATAGTAGTAGATATTTCGCATGAAGGTCTATCTTTATGTCGTTTAAGTTCATCACCATTTTTATAAATTCTTGCATAAGAATAAGTT